GCGCTTGACTACAGGGGGCATGCCAGCCTCTCCGTGGGTGCTACGCCCTTGTTATGGCGTCGGCCACGGCAGGCCCAGCATCACTTGCCCTTGCGCTTCCAGTGCGGCGTGTTGCGGTCTCGAACGCGCTGCTCCGCGGCCGTTCGCGTCAAGCCGGGCTCGGCTGCCATCTCTTTCCGGGCCAGTTCGCGGACGAGTTTCGGGTTGAGCCCAGCGGCGCGCTGGGGCGGGGCAACGCCCTCGGGCGGCGTGTAGTTCACCTGCCCGCGCAGTTCGAGTTTCCGCTTCTTGGCGACACGGAGGACGTCGTCCCTGTCGGAAATCCACGCCTCCCCGTCCAAGTGCCCCCGCTTGTCGGCGAGCCCGGACATGTAGTACTTCCCGGTGGTGTCGATCCCGGCGGCCTTGGCCTCACGGAGCATCCACTGGGCCTGCTTCTTGGGGAGTTCGTCCAGCCAGTTGCCGTCGCGGCGCCCACGCATCCACGAGTCGTTGTCCCCCTGTACGCCCGGGGCCTGCTGGAGCGATACCATGGCGGCCCATCGCTCCCCGTAGCCCATGGCGAGGACCTTCTTGTAGTGCGCCTGCACCTCGGCGCTCGCCTGCGCGATCTCAAGCGGGAGGTCCATTCATCGGCTCCTCGGGGGTGGTCGGGGCCCCCGCCGCGCCGCTGCCATCATCGCCCTCGGGCGGAGGGGACCCGGTTCCGGGCGGAGGCATCGGCGGCGGCGGCGGGGGCGGAGGGATAAGGAACGGCGTGGCGTCGAGATCGTTGACCTTGGCCCATTCGGTGACCAGCGCGTTCAGGGGACCAACGACGCCGGCGCCGATGAGGGGCTGGAGCAGCGGCCCGAGGGTCTGGAACGCCATCGCCATGCGATCCTGCTCGGCCTGCTTGTTGAGTTTGCGGGCCGATCCGCTCGCGATTGTGTACGAGTACTCGCGGGTGATGGACGAGAAGTCCATCCCGTCCTTGGGGGTGACGTGCATGGACCACGCCTCTGCGCCGAGCGGGCCAAGCACGGGCGCCACGTCCTGCGGTCGCAGCAGCCAGCGCGCAGCCATGGCTTCCTTGCGGGCGACCCGGGACATGAAGTCCTCGAAGTTTTGCGCCATGTCGTCTGGCCGGATCGACAGGTTGTCCTGCTTGATGCTGGCCTCGCTGGCCGAGCGCATCTGATTCCGCGTGGAGCCGTACACGAGTTCGGTGAGCCCGACGCGCTTGTCGAACTGCTCCGCCACGGCGGCCAAAATGTCCCACATGTCCCGCGTCACGCCGGGGACGGCGAAGACCGATACGATGTCGCCTACCGATCGGCCGAGCGACTCGCTGATCTCCAACAGTTTGAAGCCGTTCTCCGACGGGGCGAGGAGTTGGTCCTTGATGTCCGCGTCCGCAGCCTTCGACACGCCGATGATCGTCTCGCACGACGTGGCAATGCGAGTCATGAGGAAGGACATTCCCCAGTTCAAGAACCGGAGTTCCCCGATCCCCGGGCGGATGTGGCTCACGGGCCAGAGTGCGTTCGGCTTGCGGTGGGGCGCGAACATCTCGAACGGCCAACCGCCATTGTCGGCCCACAGCGGGATGGGCCACGCCGCACGGATGCGCAGCGTCTGCGGCAGCCCTTCCTCGTCGAGTTCCTCGTCCATCACGGCCGGCGGGACGTTGAGCGGGTAGTCCACGCCCTCCGCGACGACGATGTAGCAGTTGTCGCCGAGGGGATCGAACACGCCGCGGTCGGACTTCTTGGCGTCCTTGAGCCGGTCGCCGAACCCGCACTTGCTCCAGACCTTGTAGAAGGTCACCAGATCGTTCGTCTTGCCGGTGCGCTTCTTGCCGGGCCTGCCATCCCCGTGCCGGTCGTCCACGTTGCGGGACGTCGAGTCGTACGATTCCAAGTTCGCCTTGAGGTCGGCCCGCTGGAGGCCGAACATGCGGGCCGCTTGGTCGATCGGGAGCACGCACCGCTTGGCGCACCATGTGATCTCCTCGATCACCTGCGCGTCCGGGTCCAGCAGCAGGTTGTCGACGGAGTCGTAGAACGAGCCGATGACGAGGGTTGGGTCGGCCGGCGGCACGTTCTGCTGTGAGACAGCCTCGGTCCAGAGGACACCGCCGCCCTTGATGAGCGCCTCGTCCACGACCTGTCGGCCATGGGAGATCAGGTTGTTCTCGATCGGGGTCCAGTTGAGGTACGTCTGCATCAACTCGGCGACGATCCGCTTGGTCTGGTCCGCGGCGTCGATCGCCTTGGAGGCGTCGATGAACTGCATCACCGCCGGATCGGGCATGGGCTGCCCGGTCATCGGGTCGATCTGGTACGCCTCCGGGTCGACCCCGACCATCTGCGGAGGGATCACCGGGAACTTCCGTGGGGTCACCGTGCGGACCGGGTTGCGGTTGTAGATGACCGCGCCGATGAGTTTCACCACCTCCCACACGCGATTCACGGTGAGGCGAAACGCGGGCGCCGGGGTGGGGCGTGACATGAGGGTCAGGCCGCGGTTGCTGTTCTCGAAGAACCACCGGGGCCCGCCATCGAAGAAGTGCATCGCCTCGCGGGCGTCAGAGTCGAACGCCGACTTGGCCTTCTTGGCCGCCGCAATCTTCTTCAGCCACATCTGCGCGATGGGCTTGAGCGGCGAGGCAGGGTTCAGGGGAGACTGCTTGAGGTCATCCCCGTCGCCCTTGTCCTCCTTGAGATCGTCTTCGGCCATCGGTGTCCTCCGCCCGTTTTATGGCGTCACTCCCCCTTCTTGCTGCCTTGCCGGGCGAGCAGGGAGACCACCTGCGGCATCATCGTGCGCAGTTTCTTCAGCGTCTCCGTTGCCGGGTGGAAGCGCCAGCACCCCCACTGCCGCCACGCGGAGTTGTCCACGAGGCCCGGGTCGTCGGCGTGACGCACCGACGGCTTTTCGACGAACCCCTCGTCGGGGGAGAAGGTCAGGATGAAGACCGTGTTCACGCCCGGGCGGCGGGAGACCCAGCCGATCACCGGGTCCTTCTGGTTCAGGACGTTGCTGTAGAACAGCACCATGTCCCCGAGTTCCACCGTCTGCGTCGGGAAGTCAGACCCACTCGTACTGCTCGACATTCGTCGTCTCCTCGCTTGACGCACTGGCGTCGGATGCCGGGCCCAGATAAACGCACGCACCCACCCGGTTCTTGGTCTTGCGCGCGATGTAGTTGATTATCCACTCGGGGGTCGTATCCGACTCGTCCTTTTTCGGAGGCGAGCGGTACTTCGGCTCGGAGGCGACGATGTACTCCATGCACTGGCATGCATGCACCTCGCCGCGGGTGTTCGGCTCGTCGCTGACGACGGAGAGCCCGTTGATGAAATGCGTCTTCTTGCGGTAGCGCCGCAGTTCGCGCTCTAGGTTCGGGCACGCCCCCCGCAGCACCCGGAGCCGCGGCTTGCCGTCCGGGCGGATGTACAGGGCCGTGCGCACGGCGGAGGTCCGGGCCTGAATGTCATCGCAGCCCGCCAAGAACCCCGCCCCGGTCGTCAGGGAGCGCAGTTTGTACAGCCGCATCTGCTCCATGTACTGCTCGACCACGGCCCGGCCGGAGCCGATGTCCGTGATCCGGCCGCCGTGCATGTCGATGATCCACTGGTGGAACTGCTGTCCCTGCACCTTCTCGGCGAACTTCTGGCCGAAGATCGCCGCAGAGCACTGCCGGATGTACAGTTCGTCGTAGACCAGCACCATCGAGTTGTCTGGCGGGACGGCCGCGAACAGAGCCGCGGTCACCGAGTGCCCCGGGTCGATAGCCGCAAACCGCGTCCAGTCCGCGGGAATCTGGCCGTCGGGCAGGTCCTCGCGCAGGAACCCGTGGACCGACATGGCGAAGTTGGGGTAGACGAGGACGGAGTCCGTGATGAACTCGCCCTCGGCGCGCATCCGGAGCACGTCTTCGCCCTGCGCCGCCCACCGCTCCAGCATCTTGGACTTCTCGGCTGAGTCGATCCAAGCGTTATCGAGAAAGCGCAGCGTGAACTTCTTGATGGTCGTCTCGGCTGTGCCTGCCTCCTCGGCGCGGTCGG